CTGCAGCACTTAGACAATTACTAGACGCTGGCACCTTGTCAAACTTACCAGCCGGATTTAAACAAAGAGGCATCAGAGTTAGAGACGAAGCTCAACCGTTGCAGCCGGGCGAGTTCCGTGATGTTGATGCTCCTGGTGGAAACTTACGTGATGCATTTATGCCGTTGCCATTCAAAGAGCCAAGCGGCACGCTCCTTCAACTGATGGGCGTGGTTGTACAAGCAGGGCAACGTTTTGCATCAATCGCTGACATGCAAGTCGGTGATGGCAATCAAAGCGCAGCAGTAGGCACGACAGTTGCGTTATTGGAACGTGGATCGCGGGTTATGTCTGCAATACACAAAAGATTATATCAATCGATGAAGTGTGAGTTCATGTTGTTGTCTGAAAACTTTGCAACCTTCTTACCAAAGATATATCCATACGACATTGTTGGTGGACAGAGACAAGTTTTTGCAGCAGACTTTGACAACAGAATAGATATTATACCAGTTGCTGATCCAAACATCTTTTCACAGACACAAAGAATTACAGTTGCACAGACAGAATTACAAATGGCGTTGTCAAATCCTGACATACACAATGTTTATCACGCGTACAGACATATGTACGAGGCACTTGGTGTAAAAGATGTAGATATTTTATTGCCACCACCAAAACCAATCATGGCTATGGACCCTGCAAGTGAAAATATTCTAGCGTTGAACAACAAAAAGTTTCAAGCTTTTCCAAAACAGGACCACCAAGCTCACATGAGATCACATATTCAGTTTATGGGCACGATGATGGCACGAAATAATCCAAAAGCTCTTGCAAGATTGCAAATAAATTGCATGGAACATATAAATTTGATGGCTGCAGAGCAAGTTCAGGTCGAATTTGTCGAAGAAATGCAACAAATGCAACAAATTCAGACACAAATGCAAGCCATGATACAAAATATGGGCCCACAAGCGCAACAAAACCCACAATTTGTGCAATTTCAGCGTCAAATAGAGGCTACACAGGTCGCAATAGAGTCTAGAAAGTCGATTTTGATAGCAGAATTCACTGAAGACTACGCAAAAGCTGAAAAAGAGGTACTAAATCAGATAGAAAACGACCCAGTTCTTAAATTAAAAGACAGAGATCTTGATTTAAAAGCTCGTGAAGAGCAAAGAAAAGAAGAAGAGGCACAGCAAAAATTAGATCTTGATAGAATGAAATTAATGCAAAACAAAAACCTAGCTGTAGAAAAATTAGAGCAAGATGACAATCATGCTAAACTTCGTGCAAGTGTATCACTAGCTAAACAAGGCATTAATCAAATGAAAGCAACTGTTGTGGAGGATTCTTGATGAATACGGCGCAACAAAGGACTTTTGGAATCACAGAAAACTTATTAAGGCAACCAGTTCCAAGATTTTATGGTGCAGGTAAACACAAAGTACAATTAGCGTACATAACACCAGATGAAGCAAATTTATTAGCTGAATTAGATTTACATAATAGTAATCCACCTAATCCAGGTCCGGCCGGTATTCCAAACTTTGATGACCCAGGCACAGGGATGAGTGGTGTTGCAGCCAGTGCGGCTGAAGCAGGACCAGCAGCATCCGCTTCAGATGCTGCTCAAGCAGCGGCTGAGGGAGTCGGTGGTTTCGTGACAGGCGGTGGCGGTATGGTCACTGGTGGTGGCGGATTAGTAACTGGTGGTGGCATGGGTATTGGACCCGGTGGCTCTGTTGATTATGGAAATCCTGACAGAGCTTTTGCTCTTGGTCCAAGTCCAAATTTAGGTGCTGGTAGTCCTAGTGCTGATAGAGACAGAGACAAAGATAAAGATAAAGGTTTTTTAACAGGTATAATGAGCAATTTTACACCACAAAGAATGATAGGAAGTTTAATAGGTTCAGCTCTTTTTGGACCACTGGGTGGATTACTAGGAGGAATAATTGGTGGGACGTATGGTGATGATGACCCTTCAAATAATTTTGGTGGCGTGATGATGAACGCACTTAGACAAGATTTTTCTAACATACTAGGTAATCCTGTTCCTAACTTTGGTGAATTAAACACAACGACACAAATTGGTGACACGTTCAGTATGCCTGCGCCAAGTGGTTTATTTGGGACTACAGTTTATGGAAGTATGCCAAATGTTACAGCTGCACCCATAGACTCAGTATCACAGCCAACAAACGCTGTTGATAGTTTTGGCAACCCAGTCACGTTTGGTAGAACTAATTTTGATCCCGTGGTTCAAACTCAATCACTAGCTCCAGTAACTGCCTTAGATGTTTTAGGTGCACAGGGATTATTAAATACACCTGTAATAGATGAGGCAACCACTATGACAAGTCCAGCTTTTGACGACGTTGCTGCACTCGGAGATTTTAATATGCCAACGTTAACACCAAATGTTTCACCTAGCATTGAGGCTGTTGATCCAAATAATCCTGAGATGGGAGTTGTGGTAAATGATCCTTCATTCGGAATGGCTCCGAACACTGTTGCAATAGATCCAGTGACAGGATCAGTTGTTCCTGCATTTGATACAGCTATTTCACCTACGTTTGGGATTTAAAATGGCAATATCAAGACAACAATTACCAAAAACGACTGACAGAAAACAAAAGAAAGTCAGTAAGGTAATGCGTGAATTTAAAAAAGGTAAATTAAATATTGGAAAATCTAAGAAAAAGGTTAAGAATAGAAAGCAAG